GCATTCCGCCGTTGTTGCGCTAGTTGAGGCTGCGCTGCAGTCCTATATCAACGGACTTGGCGACGACGTGATGCTGCCATGGTCAATGCTTGCAACAACTGCCTACACGGTCGCCGGCGTTACCAATGTGACTGGCGTACTGCTCAACGGATCAACAGCGGATCTAACTCCAACAACCCAGCAGCGGATTACCGCTGGCACGATAGTGGTGACTTAAATGGCGACTGGAGATCAAAGCGATATCTTGTCGCGCCTGCAGTCCTACTTGCCGCGTGGCTGGTTTGGCGACTGGTCGGCGGCGCCGGTTATCGGCGGCCTGCTGGGTGGTATAGCTTCAGTGCTCTCGACGATCTATCTGCTGATCGTTTTTGCCAGGGCACAGACCCGGCTCGGATCGTCTTCTGGCGGTTGGATTGACCTGTGGGCCTACGATTTCTTCGGGGGTAACCTACCGCGCAATCCCAACGAAAGCGACTCAAGTTATATCTCGCGCGTTCGGGCGAACATTTTGCAGCAGAAGTCCACGCGGCCAGCAATGATCAACATGCTGACCAAACTGACCGGGCGCGCGCCGACCATCTTCGAGCCAAATCGACCGCTCGACACTGGGTCGTGCGGCGGCACGCCTGGGCCTGCGAGTTTTTGCGGCGTGGCGCGCATGGGGTCATTGGTGCCATATATGGCCCTAATCACCGCCCATCGGCCTCTCGTCACGGGCGGGTCTGCTGGCGCCGGGTATAGCAACGCCATCGTCCGTACATCCGCAAATGCCCCTGGATCGTTGAGCTATACCGGGTCGCTTTCCGCCGAGATCTCCACCGCATCTGATTCGGCCATCTACGCCGCGATCAACGCTTGCCGACCGATCGGGACGAACGTCGGCGTCTGTATTACCAACTAGCAAAAACCACAATTTCACCAACAGGCCGCCATGTGCGGTCTTTTTTTATGGGCTCGCCATGAGACGTCTTGAGACATATGTAGGCCAACAGTTGCTCGAGTGGAATTTAAGCTCACCCGGACAGCTTGCCATGATCGCGCTTGCCAAGGTCTGCGCTGCGGCATTCGGCACCAACACCTTTGCCAACGGACTGCCATGCACGCCGACCACTCCTGCTGGCATGACGCTGCAGATTGGCGCTGGCGAGATTTATCAAATGGAGCCGATTGAGGCAACCGCGTGCGGCACATTGCCGCAAAACACGGCGTCCTCGATCCTAAAACAGGGCATCCAACTCGGAACCTATACAACGGCCACTTTCGCCGCGCCGGGGACGACTGGCCAGTCGATCAACTACCTGATCGAGGCGCAGTACCAAGATTCCGATATCAGCCTTGACCCCACGACCGGCAATACTTCCGTCGTCTTGCAGTTTTATAACGCTGCCAACCCGTCATTGCCGTGGTCTGGGCCGAATAATAGCGGGTCAACCTCCAACACCTTCCGAGACGGCGTTATTGCTTACACGGTCAAGGCAGGCGTGGCCGCAACCACCGGCACTCAGGTCACCCCAACCCCGGACACCGGGAATGTTGGTTTGTGGGTGGTTACCGTCCCGTACGGCGCGACCTCGCTGACCAGTGCGAACATCAGCGAATATGCCGGTGCGCCGATCCTCCCCGCGTCATTACTGTCGTCCATCCAGACTGGGCAGCTCCAGTACGGAATTGACCATGGCGCTGTGAACTCAATTCAGGCCACGTTTCCGCTACCTCCAACTGCGCTGATCGACGGTCAGCCGTTCTTCGTCAAGATTGCCAACACCAACACCGGCGCGACTATTTTCACGCCGAACTCTGGTACATTGACGGCTTATCCTGTCGTTGGTCTTGGCGGGGCAGCATTGCAAGGTGGTGAGGCGCCAGCTGGCGGCCATGCGCTGTTCCTCTGGAACGCACTGACGACCACTTACACGCTGGCTTACTGCACCGGCGCCCCGTTGCAAGTCGGCAACGCCACCCAATCTCAGCACGCCGCCCCATTAGGCCAGATCCAAGCTGCTATTCAGGGCAACCTGTACACATCGTGCGTGGCCGGCGGCACATCTGATGCGCTGACCTGCAGCTTTGTCCCTGCAATGAACGCAGCAACACTGGCGGCAGGTAATGTGGAAATCGAAGTGCGGGCAATGCTTGCCAACGCGACTACCACGCCGACGATCACGCTCTACAGCGGGCAAACGCCCCTCGTCATCAAGAAGGGTGCCGGCTTACCGCTTGCGCCTGGCGACATCGCAGGCGCGGGTCATTGGCTTGCGCTCAACTACGATGTCACGCTGGGTTGTGTAATCCTGCAAAACCCGGCAAACGGCGTGAACATTCAAGCCTCTGCGCCCAACTTCACCGCGGCGATTGCATCCAACGCACTCACTGGCTCACTGGGGGTTGGTTCGTTCGCGTTTCGCAATGCAGCAGGCGGCACCGGCGGTACTTTGTCTGCAGCCGTAGCTGCCGCTCTTTCGCTAGTTGTTCCATCGGGCGCGTCGCTTGGTTCGGTTGCTGGCGTGCAAGCGACGTTTGTGTGGGCGCTGTTATATAACGGTGGATCACCGGTACTGGCGGTTACTAACCTCGCCGGCGGTCTGGACATGTCCGAAACCGGGACGATCAGCACCACCGCGATCAGCAGCAGTGCCAATGCCAACGACGTTTGGTATTCGACGGCTGCGGTGTCCAACTCGCCGTACCGACTTGTCGGCGTGACGCAACAAACTGAAGCAACTCCCGGAACCTATGCAACCCCGCCATCCCTGGTGCAGCCGGTTTTCGGTGAGGCATTTGCTGCGCTGATGAGCGCGGGGTATGGACAGACGCCGCAGAATCTAATTGGCAGTCGGGCGCTATCAACCACGTATTACAACACAACCGGCAAAATGATATTTGTCAGCGCTGAATGTGGGATTATCGGAAACGGTTCGACGGTAACGCTGTATGTAAACGGAGTTGCCCTTAGCCAGCAGGAAAACGGTACTCCCTCTTACGGCATGAATCTTAACGTTTGTGGCCCAGTGCCGGCAGGGATGTCCTATCAGGTAACTGCGGTGGGTGGGACGTCAGACGTGCTGACCCAATGGTCTGAATTGCGATAAGGAAAGTATATGTCTATTTGGAAAGATACAAACGGCGGCTTGCACGATGATATGGACGGCGCAGCGCTAACTATGGCCGCGTGGCCTCAAGGCATGACACAGCTGACCGACGAGCAGGCGTTAGCGCTGCAAAACCCCGCGCCAACGCTGGAACAAGTGCAAGCTTCGCAGATCGCCGTTATCACTGCCGACTATCAGTCAGCCATTGCGCAACCAGTCAGTTATACCACTGTCGGTGGCATGACAAAAACCTTCCAGGCAGACGCTGGTAGCCAGGATGTTTTGCTGCAGGCGATCGCTGGTTACAACCTAGTTGGCGACGTGCCATCAGGCTTTTATTGGCTCGCAACAGATAATACCCATGTGCCGTTTACACTGGCGGATCTTAAAGGCATGTACACCGTAATGCTGGCTCAAGGGTGGGCAGCTTTCCAGACGCGAACCACGCTCAAAGATGAGATCAACGCCGTTGCGATCACAGCAACCGTCACGCAAGCGCAAGCCATCGCTGCCGTCCAGGCCATCGTCTGGCCTTAGCCCGCTCACTCAGCAATAGCAAACCATAACCCGCCAGCGAGCGGGATTTTTTACGCCCGCGCGCCGGGAAGGGGGATTAGTGGATTCGGAAAGCCTGAAGTGGCTGATTGAGGGGTTGCTGGCTGTGTTGTGGTGGCTGCTGCGGCAGAAGGATATCTCGCAAGGAAAGGCGCTAGACGATCAGCAAAATCAGATCAACCTGCTGTTTAAAAAACACGATACCGACGTCGCGGAGCTGCAGGCATTAAAGCTTCAGATCGCCTCTCAACACTACGTCAAGGGCGAGCTGGACACGAAATTTGATCGGCTTGAGTCCTCGTTTCGTGAAGGGCTGCGCGATCTCGGGGACAAATTTGACTCGCTATCACAGGCGCTACTTTCGGACAGGGGAAAACAATGATCACCATGAGTTTGCTGGAAGCCGAGCTGCGGCGAGATGAGGCCGTGCGCTACGTTAGATATTTGGACACAGCGACGCCGCCCAACTGGACGACCGGTGTCGGCCACAACCTAACCGTCAGCCCGTTACCGACAGGGTGGACGTACCCACTGAACGATAGCCAGGTCAATCAATTGCTGGCGCATGACCTGGCCGTGACCTTCGCTGCGCTCGATCTACACTTGGCTTGGTGGCGCCATCTCGATGACGTGCGCGCGCGGGTGGTGGCCAACATGGCGTTCAACATGGGCGTGACTGACCTGGCGAAATTCCAGCACGCGCTCGCCGCCATGCAATCCGGCGACTATGTCACCGCCGCCGCACAAATGAAGGCCAGCGCGTGGTATGGCGAAGTCGGCGCGCGCGCCGTGCGACTGTGCCAGGCCATGGAAACCGGCGTGATGCCGAATGAGCCGTTAGTGCTCGCTTAAAAAACGATCAATAACTGATCGTCATGCGCTACGCCGCGCGCGCCCGGTAATCCACCGGGTTACCCACAAAAACTGTGAATTGTTCGCCGCCTTCGGGCGGTTTTTGCATTTATGGAGCACTCAATGCAGAACGTTACTGATGTCCATGTCGAGG